TATGACCTCTCATATGGAAGATGAAAATACAAATAGAATTGTATTTATTAAACCTACTATAGAAGAGATAGAGTTATATTGTACTGAAAGAAAAAATAATGTTGATCCTAAAAAATGGTTTAATTTTTATGAAGCTAAAGGATGGATGATTGGAAAAAATAAAATGAAAAATTGGAAAGCTGCCATTCATACCTGGGAAGAAAAGAAGCAAGAAAAAAAATCTAACATGGTTTACTAATGATACTCTTCGAAACCAATACAAAGCAAAAATACGACATTGATATTCCTTCACATAAAACAGGTGAATGGAATGGTAAATGTCCAGTTTGTAAAGATAACCGTAAACCTGGAAATAGTAACAATAAGCCATTGATGTTTAATGTTACAAAGGGGACCGGAAAATGTTTCAATTGCGAGTCTATTTTTGTTGAGTTTAAGGAGTTTGTAAAACCTGATAGAATTGAAAAGCATTACACTAAACCTGAATGGAGAAATAAAACCAATATAAACCCAAACATCGTAAAGTATTTTGAAGGTCGTAAAATAAGCCAGAATACACTTTTAGAGATGAAAGTTACCGATGGTTTGGATTGGATGCCAAAGAACGGTAAAGAAGTTTTAGCAATTCATTTCAATTACTTTCGTGAAGGCGAATTGATCAACATAAAATATCGGTCCGGGACCACAAAAGAAACCAGAGATTTCAAACTTCATAAAGGTTCTGAGCTTATTTTTTACAATTTAGACGCAATCAAAGAAAGCGATGAGTGTTTAATTTGTGAAGGCGAACCGGATTGTTTGTCATGGGTTGAGTCTGGTTATAAATTTGCCGTATCGGTCCCGAACGGCGCACAAAATAACCTTGAGTATTTAGATAACTGTATTGAATACTTTGAGAATAAGACTAAAATTTATATCTCATACGATAACGATGAAAAGGGAATTGAATTAAAGAATGAATTGGTCCGCCGTTTAGGTGCCGAAAGATGCTTTTTAATCGACTTGGAGGGTAAGAAAGATGCGAATGATTACTTAGTTGCTTTTGGAGGTATGCGTTTATTTAAGACGCTCGAAACTGCAAAAGAGATTCCGATAGAGGGGGTTTTTACAGCAACAGATTTTGAAAGTGATTTAGATTTTCTCTATTCGAACGGATTGAAACCGGGTTTAAAAATTGGGTTAGGTCAGTTTGATGAATTACTTTCTTTTGAAACTTCACGTTTAATGATTGGGACCGGAATACCTGGACATGGTAAATCTGAATTTGTTGATGAGATAGTCGAAAGATTGAATGTTTTACACGGTTGGAAAGCTGCGTACTTTTCACCGGAAAACTGGCCTTTGCAATATCACATGTCAAAAATTATTGAAAAAATTACCGGGCAACAATTCTCTGAAAAGACGCTCAATCTTTTGGATTATCAACAGGCCAAAGCATATTTGAATGATAACTTTAATTTTATTATGCCTTCTGATTATGCGTTTAGTTTAGATAATATCTTGGACCGGGCAAGGCAATTAGTAAAAAAGAAAGGCATTAGGATTGTAATTGTGGACCCTTGGAATAGACTCGAAAGTGAACAGGAAAAAGGCGAAAGTGAAACTAAGTTTATTGGCCGTCAACTTATAAAAATGACTAATTTTGCCAAAGTCAATGATGTTTTATTCATTCTTATAGCGCACCCGGTTAAGATTCAAAAGGCTGCCACAGGTAAGTTTGAGGTCCCTAATCTTTATAGTATTTCCGGGTCCGCAAACTTCTTTAATATTTGCGACTATGGGTTTACAGCCTATAGAGATGATGATGAAAAGAAAGTTTGTATATATGTCCAGAAAGTAAAGTTTAAGCACTTAGGACAAAAGGGCTGTGCAGAATTTGAATATGTGTTTCGCAATGGTAGATATGCGCCTTTGTATTTTGGTCCGGAAGGTGAGAGAGTGGTTCAATATGATAACACGAATCACTTGAAAAGCAAAATTGAAGTAAAAACAACTTTAGAACCTAATTATGAATTTGACACCTTTGGACCATCAAACTCAGAAGAACTTCCATTTTAATCACGAAACGATTAAAAAAATGGATGAGTTTATAATGACCATGAAGCCGGATGTTTGGTTTAAGATCAGAGAAGATGAAACCAAACTAGCCGTCGTAAAGGATTGGATTTATAAAGACCTTTTGCAACCTTATTACTTGACTTTATCAAACGATTATAAATCATTCATCAAACGAAAATCACAACAATAAACGAATAATTAAATAAATTTTAGTAAATTAGCTATGGAAAAGACAATTACTGGTTTGATGTTTGGGTCTAAAAAAGACAAACAAGGATTAAAGGATTCTATAATTTGGCATTTATCTATTTTTGGAGCAGTTAAAATAAAACGATTTCGCAAGCTAAAAGGCAAAGATTTATACGAATATTCAGCAATAATAACCATAAAATGAAGAACCAGGTAAACCGGCATTTTGCCAAAACATTTAAAGATACAAAATACCATTCCAAAACACAGAGTTATAACGGGCGCAATTATCAAAGTATCCTTGAGTGTAATTATGCTATGCAATTGGATTGGAGAGTAAAGGCTAAAGAGGTCAAAGAATGGATTCCCCAGTTTAAACTAGACTTGAGAGTTAACGGGTGTCATATCACAAACTATTTCATTGACTTCAAGGTTATTTTTGCCGATGGACATGAGGAATATCATGAGGTAAAAGGCTATGAAACAGACGTTTGGAAAATGAAATGGGATTTATCAAAAGCTTTGTTTCCGGATTACACGTTTGTATTGATAAAGTAAAGGGGTAAAAATATAAAACTATAACAATGATACAGAAAGTTGAAATGTTTACTATCATTTGCGATAATTGCAAGTGCGACTATGGGGATGACGCCGAATATTCTTGTTATGCAGAAGAAGAGCGTGTTCGCGAAGATTCTCATGAAAACAGATGGATAACCGATGGAGAAAAAGATTATTGTCCTGACTGTTATCATTACGATGATGATGATAATTTAATTATTAAGCCAGCCAAATGAAAACATTACAATTATTTACACCACGAATCCGTAAAAGCGGAATAACAAAAAGACGTGAAGCAATAAACGACTTATTTCTTACAACTATTTACGCAAAGCCTTTGATTAAAAACGTTTATGATTGCGTGAATAAGATCGTAGTCGACCATTCAAAGGCGAAGATTGAAACGACTTCATTGTTTAATCGAATAAGTAAAAACTAAGGATATGAAATACGATACATTGGAACTATGTCGGGAATTAAAAACTTTCATCGAAAAAAATAACGATGTTATCATGTATACTGGCATCTGTAAGAGAGCTGGCGTAAATCGTCAATCATTGGCAAATATTTTGTTTGGACACGGCGAAACAATAAGCTCGACTTACTTAAATAAAGTTTTACCTTATTTTAGGCAGTTTGGTTTTATCTATTCAGGATTTCAGGTTGAATTGGATTTAATACAGCGTGAGGTGTGTACTTATTTTGATATTCCAATTGATACCATGAAATCAAAAAGCCAAAAAGGTGACATAGTACAAGCAAGGCAATTTATATTCAAATTTGCTATTGAAATGACTAAGCACTCATCCGGATTTATAGGTAAAAAAACAGGTGGCAAAGATCATGCAACTGTATTAACGGGAGTTAAAACTATCAATAATAGGATTGAAAGAGAAAGAGTAGTTAGATTTCATTTTGAACAGTTAGAAAGGCGAATAAAACAAGCCTAACACTTTGAACTTAAAATAATTATTAATAAATTTGGGTATGAAAAAGATATCAGATGTTAAGGTCGGTGACACTTTAAACAATTTATTCAAGGGCACAGGAGTCGTTGTAAAAGTAACCAAAAGGACAATCACGGTTAAATATCCTTTGAGTACTTGTAAGAATTCGTATTTTCATAGCGATGCAGAATTTTTTGAAACTGATTTTTAAACGAATAACTAAAACGATAAAGACATGGAAGATTTGAAAAATAAGATTTTAACCGCCTATTCAAACGGAAATATTGTCTATGCTAGTACAGAAGGCGCATGTGTTGTTAACCTTAATGAATTTATAGAACAGCCTATAGACGGACTTTTATACGACTTAAATCGAAGCGAAGAAGTAATCCTTACTTTTATTGATGATCTGAAATGGATAAATGATTACGCCGTTTGCAAGGTTATTCGTGCTTTGAAAGCTGAAAATGAAAGATTAAAAGCAAATCAAAAGGGTTAATTTTTGTCAATTCAAAAATAAATTGTACATTTGTAACAGGATTTGGTTAATAACAAGAGGGTTGAACGGTGAAGCCGCTACCCGTGACGAAAGCCTTTAAGCTGTGTTCCAGTAAAAGGCTTTCTTTTAAACGAAGTTCATTGAACTAAAGATAAAGAAGCAAAATGCAGGCGAATTTATTCAAGTGCTTGTTTGGCTTTAGAAGTAACACAACTCCCGAGGTTCACAAGATTGTTTTAGCAGGGGATATTTGCTTCCTTAGCTCAGTTGGTAGAGCGCTTCACTTGTAATGAAGATGTCAAGGGTTCGAAGCCTTTAGGAAGCTCACAGCGCTGAACGTGAAAAGTAGGGTACAGCTCTCCGGTCGACGGATAAAGAGTCGAGGCCCAAAGGAACGCCGAACCGATCCAAATGTGACGGCTAGGTAAAAAAGAAGAGCTAACCCAAATAGGGAAGGCAACACGAAAGATGAAAGTTCCCGGCAATGTCTGGGGCTTTCTTTAAACGAATATTTTCGCTGCATTATTTTACCGTCTCTGTTGCGTCTACAATAGAGACGGCTTTTTAAAACTAAAGTAATTTTATATGAGACAAAATAAATTATGGCTTCTTACCCCTGCTGAAAAAGCAATTTTTGAAGCAATGCAAGAGGTTGAAAAGTTACCAGCCGATGTAAGATTAACAGAAGCCATAACCTTATTAGACAAAGCAAGGTCTTTTGTAGCTCATTATATTAATGAACAATTAGGGATTCAACCAGGAATGTAATTTTATGAATCATAGTGAAAACTTTATCTACTTTACCAACTTTTGCCCGAAAGGACATCGATAATACTCCTTTTAAGTCTCCTAAAAAGATGCTTAAAGTATCTGTATTATTAGAAAGTGATAAAGCAAAGCAAAAACAAATCGTAATAAGTTTGAACTAATGGCAAAAGTAGGCCGCCCAAAAAATATCAAATCACCTGACCATCTCTGGGAACTATTTTGCGACTACCGAAAGCAAGTAAAAGACAATCCAATTAAGCAAGTCGAACAATCAAAAATGCCTCAAAGGTTATCGCCAACAATGATGGCAACCATGAAGCCTGCAATGATTAAAAAGTTCATGCAACAAACGATTGATTTGCCATTACAGAGACCATTAACGATTGAAGGGTTTGAGAATTATTGTTTTGAGGCTGAGGCTATCCATGATTTAGGGGATTATTTGAGAAATAAAGATGGGAGGTATTCAGAATTTGCAACTATCTGTACGTATATCAAGCACATAGTAAGACAAGATCAAATAGAAGGCGGCATGGCTGGCATATACAACGCCTCAATAACCCAACGTTTAAATGGCTTAGTCGATAAAACCCAATCCGATGTAAACATTAATATGCCAAAGATTGAGGTTCAGGACAAGGAAACAGCCAAGGCAATCGAAGATTTATTTAAAACTAACAATTAGATTATGGATAACATGAATAAAAAACAATGGAATCCTAAAGTTTTAGGTGATTTCCTTGTAAAAAATGGAGCCATTTGCAATAGTAATGATAGAAAAGATAGGGATGAACTAAAGGCTAACCTCAGGAAATTGTCACGTATTGAGCTAATAGCGTTAAAGGCTACGATTGAAGAGGTGTTATATTGCGATATTGAAAAAGTAAACTAATGTGAAATGCACCTCCGTATTTTCTAAGAACATAAAAGCCTACCAACAAGGCAAAACACTTATTGTTAACCAGGGAGGAACCCGCTCATCAAAGACTTACTCAATTATGCAACTGCTTTTTTTGATCGCTTTAGGGTCAAAGAAGAAGCTTGTTATATCCGTCTGCTCTTATGCCTTGCCTCATTTGAAATTAGGTTCAATGCGTGACCTTGAAGAGATAATCGAGAACTATGGCATGTTGGTTGACCAAGTAAAAAACATTACCGAAAGTACTTTCCATATAGGCAATTCAATTATAGAGTTCTTTGGCACTGATAACCTGGGCAAAGTTCATGGCCCTGCCAGGGATATTCTATTTATCAACGAATGTAATTACGTTAAATACGATGCGTTTGATCAGTTAGCTATTCGTACAAAAGGTTGCGTATTTCTCGACTTTAACCCTACCAGAGAATTCTGGTATCATACTGAGGTAGTTGGTAAACTGGAATATGAGTTTGTTCAATCTACCTATTTAGATAACGAATTCCTTACAGCCGCCCAGATCGAAAGAATTGAAGCTAAAAAGAATAACGAAAACTGGTGGAGGGTTTACGGCCTTGGTGAGTTGGGAAGGCTCGAAGGTGCTATACTACAAAATTGGGAGTTTGGCGAGTTTGATTATTCCCTTCCATATGGTTACGGGTTGGACTTTGGCGTTAAAGACCCGGACGCAATGGTTAAAGTTGCCGTTGATCGAGCTAATCAAAGGCTTTACTGGAAAGAAGAGCTTTACCAAAATAGCATGTCAACCTCTCAATTAACGCAAGCGATCAAAGCACGTAATACAGGCTCCCGGCTAATCATTGCAGACAGCGCAGCCATAAGAACAATACTTGACTTAAAAGGCCAAGGGTTAAACATTAAGGCCGTGTCTAAGGGATTGATTAACGATGATATTAAAATGTTATTAGACTGGCAGATTATAGTTGATCCGGAATCATTTAACTTACAAAAAGAACTTAATAACTGGGTATGGCTCGACAAAAAAGGCGAGGTTCCAATTGATTCGGATAACCACCTTATTGATGCTGGGCGTTACTATTCTCGGACGGTTATTAAGCCAATCTCAAAACACAAAGGTCACCGAGCTTTATAACTAATTTACGATTTCTGCTTAAAAAACTCCGCAGATTTATAATTCCTAAAATCTCATTTTTGAAACGCCCTATTTTCAAGGGTTTCAGCGTGTCAAAAAACTTTATTTTTTGAAGTTTGAAAGCAATAAAATACTTTTTTATCTTTTAAGTTTTTTAGGAAAGTCAAACTTTCAGAAAGTACTTTGCTCAGATTTAACTTTTTTAAAAAAGTCTGTGGATTGGAAACTACTTTGTCAATTTTAAACTTTTTCAAAAAAGTATTTTTTCTCGAAAGTAGTTTTTGCTTTTTAAACTTTCCTGGAAAAGTATTTTTATAATAAAGTACTTTCTTGTCCGAAATGTTTTTTAAAAAAGTCTGAAAACGAAAAAGTAGTTTGCCTAAAAATAACTTTTCTGAAAAAGTCAAATTTCAAAAAAATACTTTGATAAAATCAAACTCTCAATAAAAAGTCAAAAGTTTTGAAAGTACTTTCCTAAAAACAAACTTCTCTAAAAAAGTTCAAACTTAAAAAAGTAGTTTGTCAAGTTTTAACTTTAAAATATTTTCAAAAAGTCAAATTTGAAACCCCCATGAATAGGGCGTTTCATAGGGTGTGTTTTTGAAAAATAGGAAGAAACTGAGATTTTTGCTCGAAAATAGTGGGAGATTTTAAATTTTAAAAATAACTACCTTTTTTATACAATAATGTTGATAAATGTCGGGGTTTTGTAACTATTTTTGTTACATGGTTCACTTAATTAAAGACGGATTTAATTACAAATATGGTAATGCTACAAAGGTAGCTGCCTATATTGGCGTTCACAAGAATACTATCTCACGCTGGATTAAGGCTGGGGATAGGAGGGTAATTAAAAACGGGTATGAAATTTACTTAAATATTGATAAGCTATGAAAGTTATTGATTGTTTTTTAAGTTGGGCATTTAACATGAAGCTAATGGGTAAAGATATTGGATTCTTTAACTTTTGTGTAATTTTAGTGATTTCAACTGGTAGTATTCTTGCTATAAGCTTTTACTTATCTCTTTTAATTTTTAAGTTATGATTTACATTCAATTTTTAGTGATTTGTATTTGTTTAATAGTGTCAGTTTACTTAGTATTAGAGGTTGATTATTTCTTTTACAAAAGAAAACAAAAAAAGTTTTGGGCTAATTATAAGCCCACTAATGTAAGGCAAATTTACTTTAAAGGGATAACACCTGATTGTAAATGATCGAACTCACCTCCATATCAGTTGCCCAATATCTCGAACTAGAAGATAAAAGCGAGTACGACTTTGCGATGAAGTTTGCATTTATATTTAAAGAGCCTATTGATGAGTATGGTATAGGTGATATGATGGAGCAACCTTTCGGGTATATTAAAGACTTTCAATACGAGATCGAACAGGGACTTACTTTTGCTAAGTTAATTGACTTGGTTGCCGAAACTAAGAAGATTAAAGACATTGGCAAGGCACCGCTCGATAAGTTCATGAGGTTTGCAAATTACCTCATCACTTCGATTGAACAGATTGTTGAGGTTGAAAATGAATCTTTAGCCTACGAACCAGACCCGGATGAAGTCGAAGCTGGTATGGATAAGTTTAATGGATTGGGCGTTTATCTTCAAATTCGATCTTTAACCAACG